GGCGACTGAAGCCCAGCTTCAGCTCGAAGCCGAGCGCCTTCAACGCGCGCGCGACGAAAAGGCCGAACGTGCTCGCTCACTTGAGCTCGAGCTCGCTGAGCGAAAGGCTAAGAAGCTAGAGAACGAGCTTAAGGCCGCCCAACTTGAGGTTGAGGCCCAGCTCAAGCGCGATGAGGCTCGCAAGAAGGCTGCTGAGGTTCTCGAACAGAGGATCGCCACTGCGAAGGTGAAACTAGAGGTTTCAGCTCGCGATTATTTTAAGCGCTTCGTAACGCTTAAGAAGATCGGAGCCACCGGTTCCAACCTCGAGGCTGAGGTTCTCAAGGCCTCTTTCAGGTCCGAGATTGAGCTTTTCATCGACTTGCTCGAGAGCGAGGGTGGTTTTAACACCAAAGAAAAGCTCGCCACGCAGTTCGATGGGAGCGGTTGGCTCGCGTCTCTCTTAGAGAACGAAACGATCAGCCCCATGTTGCTCGAGATTGTCGAGAAAGCCCCGGATTATGTAACCAGGCACGACGAACCCACCGTCAAGCATGTGAGTTTTCCGAAGCCGCCCCAGAGCCCCGCGGGATCGCGGCTAGCGGAACCGGTGAAGAAGCTCGCTCCTGTTCAGGAGCAGACGGAAATCACCCAGGAGCTTGTCGTCGCAACAAAGCCAGTACCGGTGAAGAAGCTCCCTCCCACCCAGGAGAAGACGGAGATCACCCAGGAGCGCGTCGCTCCGACGATCGAGCAGCCCACGGAACCGCTCCCACTCAGGGAGTGGGAACAACCGGGCTCGACCTATACAGCTCACACGTGGGCTCAGGCGAATCCCGATGCCATTCACCAGCACCAGCAGAGGATGATGATGGCGAACCACGGTTTCTATCAAAGTTACCCGTTCGGCCCGACATATATGGGGTTTGCACCCCAGGGACAACAATATCCCATGAGTTCGCAAACGTCAGGTTTCGCGAACCCGAACCAGGCGAATACAATGGAGATGGTATCTACTATGAATTCGTCGCCACAGCAACCTCCAGGTTTGCCCGTAAAGGACGACAAAGGAGGGTTGAAGGGGTTTGGCAGAGGTTCGCCTCAGACTGGCCAGGGATCGAGACAGGATACTACTGCCCCGAGCTCTCGCAGGAGGCAACAAAACGAGCGCTCGCAAAGAGCCACGACAGGCGTGGCATCGGCCGAGGCACCGACTCTGAAGAAGCCCTCAAAAGCGCAGCTAAATGCGTCGGCGAAACTGCTAGGGCTTCAGGACACCGTTGGCCTTTCCCCGGAATTGCTCCATGCGATTTCGCAGGTGGACACGAAGCACTGGAAGGCGCTGGGTCAAGCTTCCGCAGACTCTTTGAAGAGCGGTACCCATTGCTTTGTGAACAGGTTAACCGCTCCGCCGGCCCGGGCTTCCCCTACTACCTCCTCCCAGGAGGTCAAACAAACGGAGGAATCTTCCTCCGGCACGGAGAAGCCATAAAGCAGGCCACTTTCGAGAGGCTTGTGAAGATCATGTCTATGACACTCGATGACTTCGCTGAGTGTCAGGCTGATCCCCGTTTGTGGTATGTGAAGGGGTTGAGGGACCCTGATTACGTTTTCCCCAAGAACCAGGCGCAGAAGGTTAATAAGCCTCTCCCTAGGACTATTTGTAGTACATCCTTGGTTGACCAACTCTGTACGAGATGGTTTTATCAAGAATTCACTGACGCCGAAACCTATGTTTTCCCTGCCATGGATACCATGAAGGGCATGGGCTTCACTGACGAACACGCAACTTTTGTCGGTGACAAGGTCGACGGGAATAGAGCTTCTTTTAATAAAGTTAGTGGAGCTTCCGTCAAAGGTCCCATATCCAGCGACATTTCTGGATGGGACATGAATTTTGTCGGCGAGGGCACTCTCCCTACCTACTGGGTCATGCGGCAAACCTGTGTTAACTATGACAGTTTTGCCGCCCAGTTTGAGAATGCCTACCAATGGTGGAGTATGTCTTTATGTTCTAATTTATATGTAACTGCTGATGGAGATGTTTACGCGTTCCTGGACAATAAGGTTCAGCGAAGTGGTGGTTTTCTCACCACTACCTCCAATGGTAATTTTCGGTGTGCTCTAGCCTATGCTGTTGGGTCAATCCCTATAGCTAATGGTGATGACTGCCTTGAGATATCCGCACTAGACATCGGTGATGCGACTACGGTTGGCTCACTTGTGTGGAAATACCAGCAGCTTAACGTCCCTGTACGCGATGCCGTGCAGTTTGGGACCGACTATTTTGAGTTCTGTTCACATGGATTCACTAGACAGCCTGGAGGAGGCTGGAAGGCTCATTTGTCCTCATACGAGAGGATGTTTTATGAGACTACTATCTCCCGCGACATAGTTTCTTCTGAAGTTAACTGGTCTAAAGAGATGGAAAACCATCCAGATCGCGACTTGGTCGAGAGGTTTGAAGCGTACTTAGAGTTTCGCGCAAATGCTCTAGCTTCTCCTCCCTAGAGATGACCAAATCAAGAAAAGCCTCCTCCCGGGCTAAGAGAAATACGGGAGGCAGGAAGATTAAGGGTAGAGGCGATTACAAAACCTTTAATCTCCGCGGGATGGCTCAGAAGCTCGACCAAGCTCTGAGCTCTATTCCCAAGGGCACCTTTGCTAAGAAGGGAGCCCAACTAGGGGCCAAGTACGGTCCTCTAGGAGCGCTGGCAGGCAAGGGCCTGGGTGCTGGACTCGCTGCAGTTACTGGCTACGGTAACTATAGCGTTAAGTACAATACCCTCGCTCGCGTGTCCACGTCAGTGGACATGGTACCCCAGTTCGTTAAGAACGATCACAGTATTAGGGTATGCCATCGCGAGTTCATTAGGGACGTCGCTGTCCCTGCTACGCCTTCGGATTTTAATCTGCAGGCGCAGCTCATTAACCCAGCTAACAAGGAGTTATTTCCTTGGCTTGCCGCTATGGCTAAGCAGTATAGCCAATACAAGATCCACGGCATGGTCTTTGCTTACAAGACTATGAGCAGTGATATTACTGCAGGTGGAGCTTTGGGTACCATTATTATGGCGACGAACTACAACGCAATTGACCGCGCGTTTGTTAGTAAGTTGGAGATGGAAAACAGTGAGTTCGCTGTTTCCACCAAGCCTTCCATGAGTATGATCCACGCCATAGAGTGTGATCCTAAGTACTCTGGCTTGGACGTGCTTTATGTGCGTGACCCCGGTTATGAGACCACTGATCAAAACGATAAGAGGTTTTATGATTATGGCAAGTTTCAATTTGCCTCCACCGGGTTGCCCGGTACTGTAGGAGCCGTTATGGGTGAGCTGTGGGTGTCTTATGACATCGAGTTTATGAAACCCATCATCGGCGGTCTTCAGACAAGTGGTACGACCGTCTTGAGTAATACCGACGGTTCGCTTGGATTGAGCCTCAATTCCAAGCCTCGTACGATAATCTACACCGCGCCGACACTAGCGACGCTTACCGCGGCGCAGTCCTATACTCCCAACCCTCCTTTGGTTGGGACTGTAGCGACCGGTGATACAGGCTTGGCCACAACTGTGGTTAGGCCTGTCAACGATAGCACTTTCTGGCTCTTGCGCAACGGAAGATATAAGATATCTTTCGTTGGTACGGCTACGAATACTCTAGCAACACCCTCGAATTGGGCAAGTAACGGCACTTCGCCCGTTTCTCTCAATACGACGACTAGTGGTGCAGCTGTCGTTGTTGTTACGCCTGAGAGTCCTGGAGATTTCTTTCCGCTCTCAACGTGCAACGGCATCACAACCCGCGGGATATCGTACAACTATGTATATTTTGTCACTGTTAATGGTATTGTCAACAGTGCCGCAGACTACGTTGCGTTCAATCACTCCGGCTTCAACGCTGGAGCACCCACCCTCGCCACGGTTTACAACCGTGCGCTTAGGGTTGAATGGCTGTCCCTGGGCAACAACTCCCAGGATGCAGGCTATGTCGTGAATGCTGCTTAATCTGTGTATATGTTGGGGGACTTTGTCCCCTTGAAGGCAAGGAGGTGGGTGATCCCCACCTGGGGGCGTTATCGACCCTCCCACCCCAGACACTGAGAAGGAAAACTCGGTACAAACCCTTTCTTAGG